GAACTGTTTGCTCTCGATGGCAAGAAAGCAAATCTGTCTGAGAATGATGTGCAGAGACGTAATCGTATTATCAAACTCCTATCTGACTGGGGATTGGTAGAGATTGTAAATGAGGAGAGTGTTGTAGACGCAGCACCCTTGAGTCAGATCAAAGTCATTGCATATAAAGAAAAATCTGATTGGACGCTAGAATCGAAGTATAATATCGGGAAGAAGCGCCAACCGAATGAGTGACTTTAATTATCATGTCAAGTGGCTTCAATCACCAGGGTATCTGCTGATTGAGGTCCCCGACGCTGTGAAGGCAGATATACAGCAAAGTATTGCTGCCGTAGGTAAGACACCCTCAGAGGACGCTAGAAGCACCCTGAGAGGGCACATAGATGAGGAGTGGCACTTACCCCTAACTGATGAGATATCGATGTTCACGTCCCACCTGGCGGGGGTGTATCTAGAACACTTCGGTATGCAACCTAGTATGGGCATAGCAGAGTCTATACGAGATGAGAACGCTAAGTTTGTACTGAAGAAACTATGGGTCAACTATCAGAAGAAGTATGACTTCAATCCTATTCATATTCACTCAGGAGTATTTTCCTTTGTGATCTGGGTGCAGATTCCCTATGATCTGACAGAAGAGAGAAAGAGATATAACCTGAAGGGTGATGAGACAGCAGCATTCACTTTTCAATATAACAATGCATTGGGTGGATTGGATACAGAATATCTTAATATTGATAAGAGTTTTGAATGGAAGATGGCATTCTTCCCTGCACGACTGAATCATGCAGTGCATCCATTTTATACATCTGATGATTATAGAATTAGTGTATCGGGCAACGTATATCTAGAAGATTGATTGAACTAAATAGAGCTGCCACGAATGTTCTTATATGCCAGAACAATTAATAGAAGAGTTAAAAGGAGGAAAACCTGAAAAGAAAAAAGGTATTCTTGGTAAACTCAAAGAGGCATCTGAAGACAAGGAAGAGCAACTAGCGATTCTATCTACATTCGTAAGGTTAGGAATTTTGGTATGGTCTGGTGGCATCCTAACTCTAGCGTATGTAGATCTTCCTAAAGCACTTCAGTTTCCTGAACAAGATCTCGATCCGACATTTATCGCCAGCGTTTTTACTGGGGTTTTAGCTACGTTCGGAGTCCAAACTGCGAAAGGTAAGAATGGAAATGGTAATGGTAATGGTGGCGGGATCAGTAAAGAAGATATGGAGAGATTGATTGCTGCAGCAAAAGAAACTGCACCTGCTCAAACAATTAGAATTGAACAGGCACCAATCAAAATTTCTACAGATGACACTTACAAACTATAACCATGCAGAAAATTATTAACGTACTCGCAGTGCTCTCCTTCGTCGGTGTCTCAGGCATCGTCGGTGGTGGAGCATATGTTTATTTCCAAAGAGATGCACTGCTTGAAAATGCTAAAGCAAAAATCGCTGAAGCAGCAACATCAGCAATGGCAGGAGCACTTCCTGGATTATTAGATAGTGCTGTTCCAGCAGTACCTGAGGCGACAAGTCTGCCTGTTCCCGTTCAGATTCCAGGAAAATGAAACCCCTACACTGGTTTGCAGGTGGGCTCGGTGTTATTCTTGGTATCGGACATATTGGTATGATTGGAATGATTGCTAATAGCAATAAATTTCCAACTATCAATCCACCTGTAGGTGAGTATTCATCTTACACTGCAAAAGTTGGTCGTAATGGATATGAGATCGATTACAAAGGTAACGATCCCAAAACTATGGAGGTTCAGAAGTTCGTCGATAAGAAGAATGGATTCTTTGGTATCGGTGGTAAATCTGTTGTGACCTTCAAAGAAGAGTACACTATGGATGGTCAACGCCATCTAGGAGCGCACTCTGAGGGAAAGTTAACCGCTGCCAACGTCGCATGCATCAAAGCGGCGGGAGGTGGCGAACAGACTGGTCGTGTCGTCGGCGCTAGTATGGGTGCCGCTGCTGCTCCTGCTGTTATGGGTGTGCCGTTTGTAGGACCCGTTCTAGGCGGTCTGGTTGCTATCTTCGCATCTGATAAGGGTGCCGAGGTTGGTGGTGAAATTGCTACTGAATTAAGTGAGGACTGTGAAGATGGAGATACCAAAGATTGATATACCTCGTAGGGAGATCGGCGTTCAGCAGATCCCTAGGGTATACACTCCAGACTGGTTGAAGGAAGCACCTACGGTTCTTCCTCCCAATCCTCCAGTTACCAGTCAGATCGGTGTGCCTATCATCAATATGCCTGGGTGTGTTAAAGCACATGAACGAAACAAAGAATCGCTGAAGACTGATGACCCCAAAGGTGTGAAGGTCTTCTGCGACTCTGGTGTGCCATATTTTAATCCTATTGATTACGACAAGACTAAACTAAAGTGGCAGCAAAAGAAAGTTGAACCTCCAAAGGTTGCACCTCCTGAAACACCAGAAACTAAAACACCAGAGGTTCCAAAAAATACTATACCTGAAATAAAGTGTCCCACAGAAGTGCAGAAACTAGAAGCACCTGTAGGTACACTGACTGATGCTGGTAAGAAAAAGATTGTAGAGTATAAGATAGTTGAGAAGCAGTGTGTTGCAATCAAAGAAGATCTGGAGATAGTAGATCAAATTATTAAAGCAGTTCCATCAACAGGACAAGTTACAACTACGGTCTCAATCACTATTGTTGCAACTGCTGCAGCAACTGCAACACCTTTTCTGTTGAAGATTGTCAAACCAATTGTCAAACAAATAATTAAAAAGATCAAGAAGGCACTAGGAAAAGAACCTCCTAAGTTATCTCAGAGTGAAGTTCGTGCCAATAAGTATAGAGAAAAGAAAGGGTTGCCTGAACTCAAGCAACCCAAAAAGAAGAAGTAATTATTTCTTTTCTATAGGAGGACCTAAGTCCTCTGCTTTTGTAGAAACCTTTTGATTCTTAGGAATCATATGAACGTGTGGTGCAATAGCATTTTTATTTTGCACTACAACATCTTGACACAGACGATAGTATGGACTCCATGTAGCGAAGGAGATACCTTTCTGTGCCATTTCTCCACACTTAGTTAATCTTGTAAGCTCAAATTCTAATCTACGGTTAGAAAGAATCTGACCACGAAGTTCGTTGTGTGCTTGTGCTGCATCTTTACAGAGTTGTTGTTGCTTTCTATCTAATGGCCAAGAGATAGTAGCAGAGAAACCTGCGTTCCAGTTATAGTTATCTTTTTGTCCTGTTCTAATATCTCGATAGTAGAGAATGTCCCCTGGCTTGTCAGGAATTCCATCCCCAATTGCGTTTCCATCAGCATCAAAATCTCCCTCTAGATCCAACATATTGTATACAGGATCTTGATAGTGAGATTCAAATGGGAACTGCCAACTATAACTACGTGTCACATATGGTGTTACGTTGAGTGTGGGACCTTGACAACTAATACCGTCTCCGTAAGTGTTAGTGATATATGGACCTTGCAATACCTGGATTGCCTGATTGGTCACTGAGCCAGAGCTATTCGCGACTGGAGCTGCTGTCGCACTTACACCCCCTACTGTTTCCGCCAGGGAGGCAGGTGCAATTGCAAGTTGAGTTAGACATAATGCTACTGGGTAAAGATACTTGTGGTGTCTGTTACGCTTTTGATTGTCGTTGTTCTCTCGATAATTGTATGGTTCGAGAGACCTGGTGCCATGTAAGATTCTACGAACGAGAAACTTCCACCTGGAGTGCTTTGAGTCCACGTTGGTCTCGTTCCCATATTCAATCCTGTCCATGTCGAAGAAATGCCATTACTATTGGTTGTTGATGCAGGTGCTTGAACGCTCTGCGATTGTGTTCCAGAAGGGACGATATTCCCTCCAGAAGGTTCTACTCCGTGTCCACTTACACTGTATGTATATCCAGTGTTATAGTCCATCGAATTGATAACCTCGACCACCTCAGATGTGGTCTCTGTGTGAGTCGTCATTTGGCCCTGCTGAAAATTTGGGACAACGGGGACTGCCTGGGCGGTGACACCTGTACTCAGGATTGCCACCACACTCATCGCAGTAAATAACGAGGTCTTTCCAGAAAGGATGCTCACGAGGATTCTCCTTACTTGATGATGATCTCACTAGAGAACTGTCCGATTGCAGATGTTCCCGCGCCACCAGCCGTCAATGCCATCGTTCCTGAGGAATCGATCGTTCCAGCTAGGTCACCAGCGGTTCCAGCTGCATTGCTCGTCATAATACCGAAGTTTTGAATTTCTCCAGTAGTCGCTGCGCTTGTAGGAATGGCATCAGCTTGTGTGAACGAGGTGCTGAAAGAGAATGCTTCCCCAGCAGTTGCTTGAGTTGCATCAATAGAACCAGGAGCATAGACTCCAGAGGTAATAGTGCCAGCAGCAACTGTTCCTGTTGTCGTTCCGTCAGTAGTATTCACATTATTGCCTGAAATTGCATAGGAATTTCCGAGGCGTGTTGCTTGTGTTGCTGCTGAATTCACTTGCAGTTGAACACTAGAAGAGAGTCGATGGGTGATATCAGCATGTGCTGGCGCTGCCATCAACAACATAACGATAGGTAAAAACTTACGCATTTTTCCATCGAGAATGGGTCTTACTTATATGTAGGTCTGG